TTACTCCCCTTGCTGTTGCCTCATATTTAACCACTCTGTAAATTCCCTACCTTCAAACCACTCGAAAAACAAGCGTTTAGAAACTTTTGCTTTGCATCCTACTCTTGCAACATGGAATTGACCAGAGTTAACTAATTCGTAAGCTTGATCCTTACCACAATTAAGAATTTCTTTAATATGCTTTACTTCTAGGGCATTAGGTAGTTTATCATAATCAATTGCCATTACTATTCCCCTTCCCTTTTTAAAACTTCAATGTTTAAGCTCAATGCTAACTTATAAAAAGCTCTTTTTCTCAGCTTGGCATAGGTGGGCTCACTAATTGGTGGTTGGAACAACTGATTATAAACCTTGTAATCAGGAATGTACTCTGCATCAGTCCCCATATACCGCTTTTCAATTAGAAACCTCTCTAAATGTGGCAGCCTGTTTACCGCCTTTTCCACTCGTTCACAATAACTTTTTTGGTAAGCTCTAACATCAGCATTATAGATGGCCACGTTTGCTGTTTGGTCGCTGGTTCCACTTTTAGTAACGGACACATCATTCAAACTAGAAGTGATGCTAGTCTCTCTTTCTTCAAAAACATGGTACTTGTAGATTCTATATTTGGCAAAAGCCTCTTCTACAGCCTCTTTCGTCTTTTTAACATCAAGCTCTGGCAGTTCAAAAAATGCCACAATCCCACCCCTTTGATATAATCTATATAAAGGCCGCTCAGGGCGGCCACAGGGTTAATCAAAAGGGCAACTCGTCCTCTTCTAGATCTGTTTCTGCCTCTGCTGGCGCCTCGGCCTTGTCAGGGGCTTTTTCGAGCTTACTTTGGATACTGACCACGCCTGAAAGGTCTGTCGTGTATTCAATGCCTTCGTGATCGTCTTTCTCATCAAGCTGCTCCGTTAAGTCGGCTTGTGCCGGTTCAATAGAGAGCGTTACATGGTGTCCGGCATGTTTGTATAACATGATGGCCTTCGCTTCACTATCGCCTTTAAGCGCAAAATTCATCGTTGATTTATTTGAGTCTTTATTGAGCTTTGAAAACTCGGCAGTCGCCCAGCCTGCTTCACTTTCTTCGATATGAAAATTGATCATTTGACCGGAAAGATTATAGATGACAACCGCGGCCTCTTGACCATCGTTTTCGTCTGGACGATATTCGAACTGTAAAATTTCTTTCTTGTCGTCTTTTTGCTGTTTCTTGAAAAGAACATCGATTGTTGTTTTTGACATTTTTAAACGCTCCCTTGTTTAATTTGATTAATGTATGATGCTGCTCGTTGTTTAGGCGTCAGCTCCGACCACATTTCAGCAATTGCGATTACTGAAATTCCAGCTCTAAGCGCTTTTGAGAGCTTATCCTCATGGACGCCATTATTAACTAGTACACGGCACATTGAGAGTTCAAAGTCAGTTTGCACATGTGTAGCCCAACATCTTAGTGCTTTTAAAGGAATACCATAGTCTAACGATAAAGTCTTTAAGCGATCTTCCATGTCCTGTTTATACATAGCGCCTCCCCTTATAATGTTTTTGACCCTGCTTTATGCGTTTTTTAAGGGCGGAAAAGTCATCTCGTGTATAGCCTTCAAAACCCCATTCGGCCTTTTTATTTTTAAAAGTGCTCTTTTTTACTTTATAAGCATGGCGAATGGACTTATCAGTTTTGCCTGCTATTTTAGCCTCGAAATACTCAGCAAGGTTTAAGCTCATGCACTCGCCTTCTTCTTGCTCTTAGATTTTTTAGGCTTTGCTTTTTTAGGAGTAGGATTTAAAACCGCATCGACGACAGCAGCTTGATAGTCTAGGAGATTCTGAGCCTGCTCAGGATTACGAACAGCGTACGCAATCTTGGCTAACACAAAAGCATCAGTGATGTTATCGCTTGAGGATGAAAAACCCCAGTTGTCTTTGATTGGCTTTATCATTGCAGCCTTGGCGGCATTCCCTTTGCCTGTTGCAAACTTTTTTAGTTGGGATGGGGCAATCTCCAGATAGTCATATTTCCTAGCCCACAAGGCGATACGGATGCTTGTGCCTAAGCCATATTGCACTGACTGCCCTTGTCCCTTGGAGCCGTACGAAAATCCCTCTATGGCTATCACATCATCTTTCTTAACGTGCTTGACCAAATCCTGAATGAGCGTGCCCATCCGTTTAGGATCAACCTTGCCAATGCCTGTGATCTCCTTCTGAACAACCACTTGTCCATCCTCATCCAAGATGACTAGTCCTGTCCTTGTCGATGGATCTATCCCAACGTAGCGCATTTACTTCCTCTCCTTTTTCTTACTCATTGTCATCGCCCTGACTTGCACCTTTAAAAAACAGTAAAATGCAAGTAGCTATAGCCAAATAACCTATAAGCCCGATCAATAGCCATATCAATCAAACCAGCCCCCTTTTGATTCAACCTGAGGTTCTTCCTCTGGATATTCCAAATGTGCAAAGTGCTTTGCATTAAATTCTTGGACTTGCTTGTCCATATAGTCATAGAGCTTTTTCGTTTTAGGATCGTTCAAGACTGGTTCGAGCGGGTGGGTTGCAACTTCAACCATCCATGCCAGGGCCTTTTGCCGTTGTTCAAGCGTTTCAATCTTTTTCATGGCTTATCCGGCAGTTCTTCGAATTTTTGTTTCCAACCGCGGAACAATAACCGAAACTCATTAATGCCAATAGAACGTCCCTTCGCAATTAGCTGTTGTATGACTTTTCCACGATTATCCGTGTCTTGCTGGTCCCACCACAGAAACTCAACAATATCTGCATCCTGCTCAATGGAGCTAGATTCTTTAAGGTCGGATAGTTGCGGTTTCTTTTTTTGTTCGCTCTCCCGTGTCATTTGAGAGAGCATAATGAACGGGCAATCCATTTCACGGGCAATCTGCTTGGCTGTTCTGGTTACTTTTCCAATTGCTTCTGCACGGGTTTCATTCTTTTCCTTTGGTATGTTCATGATCTGGAGATAATCTACAGCTATTAGATCTAGCTTCCCATATCGGCGTTTTAACTCTCTTGCTTTTGAACGGACCTCTTGGATGCTGACTCCAGATGAATCATTGATAAAGATTGGTTTTCGTTCTAACTCTTTGTAAGCCGACTGAATCAACTCATGGTCGAATTCACTTAAATTACGCTTGATTATTTTTGGATAGTTAATATCAGTGATGTTTGCAATCATGCGGTCAATTAGTTCCGTATTCTTCATTTCTTGTGACCAAATCGCTTGAGCTCCTGCTGTGGGTCTATTTGATATACCTAGCACCCTTTGCAATAACATTGCTGTTTTACCGACTGATGGACGTCCAGCGCTTATAATAAGAGCCCCTCTTGCTAAACCATTTGACCAAGTATCAAATTTACTGAATCCCGTTTTTACTGTGCTCACAGGTTGCTTTAGATGGGTGAAATAAGATGGACCAATATCCTTTAAACTTTTCATTTTCCCGTCATCTTTTGGCCGTAGTTCATCAACCTTTGATTCAATGGCGGAGAAATAGTCTTCGTCAGTGGGAAAATCTCCTTCTGATAAAGAAGCAATTTCGTTTCCTACTTCTATTCCTCGCCTTCTCAAAGCAGCTGAACGAACCATTTTTGCATAATGTTCTATATTACTTGTTGTAGGAACAGAGTCAGCTAAGGATGCTAGATAATCCACGCCTCCCATTTCATCTACCTTGCCAAAACGGTTATATTCTGTCGTCACTGTAACCAAATCAACAGGTTTTTCCATTTGATCAAGATAGCGCATAACTTTGAACAATTGTCGATGCCTGGCGTTCGCGAAGTCTCTTTCTTCCAAATTAGATACACGATCTAACACAGTTGAATCTAATAAAATGGCCCCTAAAACCGTTTGTTCGGCTTCAATATTTGCTGTCTTTTCTGTAGATAAATTCATCAGGATCACCACCCGCTGCAACAAACTTATTAAATGCTATCTCGCGATCCCTACTGTCCTCTTGGTAATAGGATGGATGCTTTCTTTGTTGCGGTTGCTGTTGTTCAGCTTTCATTTTTATCGCTAGCTCTGGGAATTTCGCGCGGAATTTTTTTGAGCTTAGAATATTTGTTTTCCAGAATGGATGCATGGTTGTCCATGTCATGACCTCATGAATAAGTTTCTTGTCTGCCACAAGGTCCAGCTCTACCAACTTCCGAAAATCGTCGGCCGATTTTTGCACGTCAGCTTTTGCAGTTAAGTGTGGTACGCCTGCATCTTCGGCCACGGCCTTGATCTGCTTTATAAAATAATCAGCCATTTTGTAGTAAGTGCTGTCAGGGCTGTACTCCTTCTTCTTTTTAGGAGCAGCTTTCTTTTTGTCTTCCATTTCACCTAGCTCCCATTCTTCGTAGTTTTTATTTAGAGAAAGCAAGCGAGTGCGACCAACCTGGGATGCCAGAAGCACCCGCTGCATTATTAGAGACTCTAGCTCTCTTTGTACATTCCGTTTATTACTATCTATCGCTGTTGCCAGAAAGGTGACGGAAAGCGGATGCTCCTTTCTTTTGAAGCCGTAAGTAAAGCGAATCACGGCGAGCACAATTCGCATCTGTGTGCCGTTTAATTTCGCTTTATACAATTGCTCTAAGATCTCGTTAGCAATCCCTGTATAGCCATCCTCGCGTTGCGGATTCGCCATTTTAGATCATCCGCAAAGATGCGCTTTAAAAAATCGCACTAGATCGGCAGCAAAATCTCTTCGGTCTTCTTCTGGGCTTTTTGTGTAACTGGCGTTTTCCCAGGAAACGAGAAGGTTGGCCGTCTTATTTATTAAAGCTGCATCGTCAACCTTCGCTTTTGGCTTGTCTTCAATCACCACATACTCATCTGGAAAAACGAGGTTACCTGTTCCGACTTCTGAAATAATGCGATGGCCAATGAAATGTTTTCCGCCTGCATAATCTGCATACACTGGCACTGCCTTTACCTCTAGTCCCCTATTCAAACCATGCCGCGGATGAGATCTTGTTATTTTTATAGTGTTCATCTAACTACCTCCAAGAAATATTCTTTTCCATTTGTTAATGGCGACAAATGCCGTTCCACCGTCATCTGAGCAAGAATTGAGACGTTGTTTGACTCAGATAAATGAGTCAAATAAATTCGCTCCCCTTTTCCTTTAATCAACTTTGCTAGCGCCTCACCAGTCTGCTGGTTCGATAGATGGCCAACTGAGTTTGATAGAATACGAGCCTTAACTGATTCCGGTCTGTTACAAACCTCGACCATCTTAGGATGGTGATTAGCCTCAACGATGTAGATTGTGCCTTCCATGTACTCAAGCATTTCATCATCAATTTGACCTGTATCGAACACCACGCAGCAACGCGCTTCTTTCGTTTCTATTGCATAGCCAACTGGTTCAAAAGCGTCATGATGAACAGCGAACGGATACACGGTCATTTCATTGATCTCAACTCTGTTATAACGCCCATTTTCTTTAATCAAGATGTTTCTTAGCTCACCCTCAACGTTGTTAATGCCCTTCCATTCTCCTTCCGTTGCAAAAACAGGAATGGCATATTCATTCGCATGAGGCAGGCCTTTGATGTGATCCCCATGAGCATGAGTCACAAATATAGCTTCAACGTCGGTTGGTTTTATGTCGTGATCTAGCAGCCGTTTTTGGATCTTTGTTTTGGCTACTCCAGCGTCAATAAGTATGCAAGTTTCTCCAGATCTAAGAGCAATACAATTGCCCCTAGATCCTGTTGCTAAGATGTCTACTTTCATTCCGGTAAATCCTGCATTTCTTCAAATTGTCTACGCTCAATATCCATATCCATAATCTCAAGCAGCGCCACTAAATCACTCACTGATGGGTTGTCACCTGCAGATGGAAGATGTGTATCGATGTAGTCGGCCATGTCCTTCTTAGTCGTCATGCCCAGCGTCTTAAATTTTCCTTTCATTTGCTGTTTGAGCTCATTTTTCTGATCTTCTTCTGTTTGTTCTGCTTGGACAACCTGTTTAGGTTCAGGCTCCGTTTCGGTCGTGACATCTGGCGTGATGTCTTTGCGAGTTCGATCATAAGAGCCTGTTTCGCTTGCCTCTGAATGAACTGGCTCATCGTCTCCAAACTGCAAGCCAAAGGCAGCCTTTAGAGCTCTACGAACCATATGCTTTTTAAACATGTCATTGAAGTAGTTGTTCCACATTGTTTTTTGCATTCCGATATTGGACTTTTTTAAATGCTCCACTTCGTCCACTTCCATCAGCACCGTAAAAGGCGGCATTCCCTCTTTGTAAGCAAATACATATCCACCAATGACTTTTCCGCGTGGGAAACCGACAGAGTGTTGATCAATGACCATGTAATAACGCCCATCCTCTGCCCGCTCTTGATGTATTTTAAATTCATCATTTTCGTGAACTAATTGAACATCATATCCTTGGAACCCATCCGTCTCCTTGGCCTTCCGTATATAAAACTCGACTCCGAATTGGATTGTTAATTGACTACTACGGACTGTCGGGAAGATTTCTTGGTGAAGCGGATTAGCGCCAGAACTCTGTGCAACCGCCATGAATAAAGAAAACTGTTCTTCGTTACAATCCTTTGCAATAGTGTCTCTAATTGTTTTAACTTTTTGCGGTGTTAGTTCGTCGAACACTGCATCTTTATAGATTGATAGTTGGTTTGCATTATTTGACATGATGATTTCCCCCTAAAGTGGTATTTTGTCGTATCGGCCTGTCTCGCGATGAACTAGATGCAATTCATCATTAATGACTTTTGCAACTAGCCATTTATCAGGCGACTTGCCGCAAGCGGACATGGCTTTCTTTTGTTTAAGAGTTGGGCGCTTACCGTTTTTCATTGGCGACCCTCTCTTTCAACTGCTCAAGATAGCCGCGAAGATAAGGACGAAAAGAGTTGTCCTCATGTATCCGATTAATCATAAATTCAAGCTGCTTTTCCGTCAGCGGAACGTTGATTGTTTGCTGGCTCATTTCACAATCACCCCGTGTTCTAATAGCTTCTTTTTCAAAAGCATTAGCTCCGTTTCTGCCTTGTCCAATTTGCGTCGTAAGAGCTCTGATAACTCCCGTATTTCGGCAAGCGATTTTTCTAATTGATCGGTCATTCTGCTTTGACCTCCAATTCTTGGCCAGCCACAACGGTGCTCATGATCAATTGACCTGTCGGACCTTTAAACGATGTGATTGACTCAGCGTTATCTACAAAGCATGGCGCAATGATTTCGGCCTGCTCGGATAACACTTCACGCAACTCTAGGCCAGCTCTGATAGACTCCGACAAGGACAACTTGTTAAAGTCTTTACCGTCCATCTGGATGACAAAGGTTGGCTTGATCTCTCCGTTCTTTTGGTTTTCAAAGAGCCGTACAGATAGCGTTGTGAATAGAGCTTGTACCTTCTCGCCTTGCAGTTCGGCTTCCTTAGCCTTAAACGATTTCACAGCGTCCAGGATAAAGACTGATTCTTTTAAGCTGACATGTGTTGACTGTTCATGGTCAAACGCTTCTTCAATTCGTTTTTCAATTTTTTTGTAAGCTTCAGCTTTATAAATGAGCTCTTTCAATTCATTTAATGAGCTGTATAATTCTTGCCTTTCGTTAGTTAATTCTGCTGAATCAACAGGCTCAATCTGCTCAAGCTCAGCGCGAAGTGCTTTTACTTTCTCTTGCTGCACTTTAAAAGCTTCACGTTTTCTTGCTAGATCACTTTCACGATTTTCCTTTGCGACCAATACTGTCTTTTCGTCTAAAGACTGGTTGCATGTAGGACATTTATCGTTTACCTCTTGCTCGTAAAGTTTCATATAATCGGCACGCTGACGTTCTAAATCTTCACGTTCCATTTCAAGCGCTATTTCTTTATTACGTCGCTTTTCATTAGTTGCTGTGACTTTTCGTTCTTTAACATTGAACGATTCCAGTTTTTCTAATAGCTCTTTTTCTGACTCTTTAAGTTCATCTAACTCAAGAGCATGTTCGACTTCATCAAGCTGCTTCTGGAGCGTTCTAGTTGCTGACTGAGCAGCAATATAAGCTTTTTCCTGCTTGGTTTTGTTTTTCTTATGTTCAGCCTCTATGTCTTCAAGAGGTTTCTTTTTAAGTAAAGGATCTAACGCTTCCGCCTCTGGCTTGGATAGCGCAGCCAACACTTCTTTATTAATTGGAGCTGGCACATATTGCAGCAGAAGCGCACGCTGTTCGTTCCATTTGAGCGAGAAAAAATACAATGGGTTAAACAGTGACAGAAACATGGTCTTTTCGAAATACTCGGCAACTAGATTGTTAAAATCAGTCGCCTTTTTAGGCGTGTCGTTGATGGCATACTCGGCCTTACCTTTAATTAATGACCTAGTGAGCAAGATGTCTTTTTCGCCTTCGTTGAATAAAAGTGAAACGCTTGTCTCGTCTGCTTCGTAAGTAACAGGTGACGGATCGACCTTGCTTGAAAAGGCATCCGTGCCGTATAATAACCAGCAAGCAGACTCAATAATTGAGCTCTTGCCTTTTGCATTGTCACCGCTGATCTTTGTTACCTCGCCAAAGTTAACGGTTAGACCGCGGTGGCTTTTGTAGTTTTTGAGCGTTAGCTCTTTGAATGTGATCTGCAAATCAATTCTCCTTTCGATAAATAATGAGTGCGTCGGTCGTCCAATCCATTTCATTTGCACTAGTCGCAAACTTGATGTTGATGACCTCAACATCTGGATTTGCTTCCAGCCATGAATTTAATTCTGCTTCTACATAAGTACCGCTAAACTGCTTAACTGCAATGCTCCCTGCTACGCCTAGTTCCATTACTCTCCCTCCCAGCTGATGTGGAGAATAACGGGATTCCGTTCGCCTAACACCTCGTCTCCTACTATCGCAATATCGAACCCCATATCCGCAAAATGATTGAGATATATCTGCATCGATTTATCATCCACCGGAACGCCATACAGCACGTTTGCATTTTTTGAATGAAACTCTTTACGGAACAACTGGACATGTATACTGGTCAACGCGATGCGAGCTGCTTTCTCAATGCAGCGGTCAATCTCCCGCATCACTTTTTCTCGTTGCGCTGGTAAACTTGCTTTGGACAATGCTCTTGCTTCTTCTGCTAGCATTGTGTATGCCTCCTTGAATTTAAAATACTTCCCTAGTCCCTAGCGCCTGGTGTGTACGATAGTAACCGTAAGCAATTGCTAGTTCTTTTACTGACGGCGTGCCAATCTTTACATAACAGCTAGTGCAGCAAAACAGATTGTGCTGAGCGCTATAAGTGCCGTCTGTTTTTGCAAACTGCTCAGGCGTCATTGCCTCTTGTGATGCGTGATGAACAATTTCCGAAATTTCGCCTGGGGACTGATTACAAAACGGGCATTCGAGCTTTTGCTTGTCCATTCAACGTCCTTCCCGAGCTAAAAGGCAGCGGCGGTTTAGCTCTGCTTTATATTGGGCCAATCTGACATCTCGGTAAGTGTAAGCACGTGGGAAATCGTGATGTGGTTTAATACGTCCACGTTCTGCCACTTTTCTTGTGTAGTAGCTTATTCGCTTTTCCAAGTCCATTAACACTGCTATCACCTCCCTCAAAAAATTAAGTCAACGAACAGCCAGATCATCATCATTACTAAGACACCCACACCACAGCCGATACTGAAAAGCTCTTTTTCCTCGACTGTCATTTGGCAACATCTCCCTAAAATCATATTGTGTAGGCATGTTTCAACCTAGGGGAACAACAGTCCGAACACAGCCACGTTCCATAGCGAACAATCAACCGAACAGATACTCTAGCCCTCCCTCTCAATCAGCGGAAGCAATCCCTTACGATTTTTAAGCGTCTCATAGATAAACAATCTGCCCTTTTGCGTCCAATACGTGTGGTAAGCGCTCTTGTTTGAGTCAATCACATGCTCTTTGCTCTGCGTATAGCCTTCCTTCTGATACTTTGCATAAATGAGCCAGCAGTCGCCTTGCTTATACTGGATGCCTAATTCGTTCAGTAGCTTGTTCATGGACTTGGCCGACATGCCGTAGTCCTTAGCAATTTTGCTAACTGATAGAAGCGACTTGTTTTGTAAGATCAGATCATAGTAGCTCGCCTTTGGTTGCAACTCGTTTATGATCTGCTCTTTTTGTGCGTTCTCCAACAAAAGACGTTCTTTCTCTTCCTCCGCTTCTGCCGCCAACCTTAACGCCTCTGCGAATGTCTTGGGGACTACTGCGCTATAGGAGCCAGTTTTGCGGATACTTGGAAGGACTTCACTTGTGATCCACTTCCTGAATGCCCTAGCCTCTTTTTTTCTACTGTCCAAAATGACATCATAAAGGCCGTCTTCGTTAACAAATGTCGCTTGTTGTGTTCTCCCTAGCGAATCCTGGATGGGGTATGTTGAACATACGTCATCTTCAAGCCGTTGTTTTACAACGCGCGGAGCTAAATCCAGTACACGACAAACGTCTTTAAGCAAGAAATAAACTTCTTCATGTCGGACAACCATACGCATTTCTGATTGACCGTAGCTAAACACTTTTTGAAGCTGGTTCACTTTCATCTATACCTCCTACTTAATCTAAATTTATGTTCCTATATCACCTTATTAAATATAATTTAAGTTAAAGGAACAATAAATAAACCATAAATAATACTTGCGGTATTATTTATTATGGTATATAATTCATTCTGTTAGGTTAAGTTAAATTTAAGCTGTTGTTACATGAAAAAAATTCTGGGTTATTTAAGTCTGGAAATAACTCATCATTAGACACACCAAAGTAATGCTCTATCCTTTTTAGTAGCTTAGTGCTAGGGATTGATCTACCGTTCTCTAACTCTCTAAGGTGTGTTTCTGTAATGCCAAGATCGTCGGCAACTTTACGCTGAGTCCCTCTTTCCTTTCTAAGTTTTTTTAGAAGTTCACGCTGTTGTGACGCTTTGCTGATTGTCATGTTCTCACCTCGCTTTAATTTAATGTATGAATAGAATATCACTTAAATTATATTTAATCAACTAGTTTTTTATTAAAAATTATTTAAGGAGGCGTTATTTGTGGAAGACACTCTAGGGAAGCGTATTAGAGAAATGCGAGAAAGACGCGGATTGACTCAAGATCAGCTTGCTGCATATTTAAATATGCAGCCCCCTAATATTTCTAATTATGAGAGAGGGAAGAGCGCTCCGCCAATAAAAAAACTGGAACAGTTAGCAACTATATTAAACACGTCGATTGATTATTTATTAGGGAAAACAGATAATCCGCAGCCTCTTGACGAAGACATGACAAGGGTTGCTATTCTTTTATACCAGTGGCTGGATGAAGCGATCATGGAATTCATAAAAATGTTTAAGGGGGATTATCCTTTTTCAAGAAAATTGATTAATGAATTGTATGATGCATTATCAGAGGCCGCAGAACAAACAGGATCAGAGTTGAAAATAAAAATCAAAGCTAATGAACCATTAGATTTTGATTGGTTAGCAAAAGAAATTGTCGATGGAACAAATAGAGAGTACAAGATCAATTTAGTTGGTAAATTAAAAGTAATAGCGAAGAAGTATCATTTATGGGAAGATCCAATGGATTTTGGAATGGTGGCAGAGAGTTCTGTCCAGTATGGTAAAGAGCAGAAGTTTGTTAAGGACTTGGAGTTATCTGATAATGAGTTACTTGAGCAGTTTACATTAAAATTAGACGGAAAAGAGCTCAGCGAAAAAGAAGCTAGAGGCGTCATTGCTTATCTTCGTTCTTTGCGTCAGGTTGAGTCGGATTGA